TGAGTAGCTTGATTGCTACTTGTAGAGTCTCTTAGTATTAAAGCTGGTGAAGCACCTTCAATAGTTAAGTTTTGTGTAAATCCTGTTTGTGGACTTGCTCCAATCCCGACATTGCCTGATGAGGTATCAATAACTACCCTGTCTGCATTATTTGAACTTCCTATTGAAACATCTCTATCACCTTCGGCTCGTAAATGAACCTTGCCACTGCTATTATATATACCACCAAGAAGAGTTGAGCCTGTATAAAGTTGAAATCCAGCTTTGCTATTAGATTCAGATGTTACTGTTATAGCACCATTAAACTCAACATCGTCATCTTTGATACGCATTGCAATATCACCACCAGTATAGACATCTATCATGTCATTGTGATTATAATGAATATATGTATTACCACTTAAGCCATCTAAATACAAATATGAATCAGCTTGACCGCCTATACCCACTTTGACATTTGTCGTATCTACAACAAATACATCACCGCCATCAGAGTCCTTACGGACAAGGAAGGCTTCTGTAGAGGTTACATCTATTACCTGAGTACCTTCTAATATCTCATCAAAGCTGAGTGAGCCACCGCCTGATACAGTTAAATCACCTGAAATGGTAACATCGCCAGATATTGTACCGCCAGCTAGTGACATATTTAATCTGTTGTTTGTAGTATCTAAAACACTGTTTAGTGCTTCTTGTGAGGTTACTGAGTTTGCCGTGACGGCGTTTCCTGAGGAGTCTAGAAGTACTTTGTTTAGAACTTCCTTAGCGGTGAATTTATTTGGGTTTGCCATAATCTATCCTATATTCCTCCACCACCGCTTAAAGCATCCATATAGTTAAATTATATGTTCTGTAACTTACCTTGAATCAAAACATATAATCAATCAATTATATCAAGTAAAACTTGCTGGTACTACTGCTCTAGTTCCTCCAGTCTTACTTCTCTTTTTAGTGCCGTATTTCTTCACAGCCATGTCAAATTTTCTTTCGTGTTGCATCATCAGATTCATAGACACTTGAGCCATACCAGCATCTGATTCTGTGCCAGCTCTATCCATATACAAACACTTCTTTACATAGTCAACAATAGCCGAATGAAACAGATTGTCTATATCTGGAGTTTGTGTAATAGCAGTAACCTTACTTGGATTGCCGTAGTAATGCAAAAGCATACCATTGGTGACTGAGTGGTCAAATGCCTGATACGCCTTTCTATCAGTTCTAGACTCACCAGAAGAAGAAAATGTTGTTATAAGGCCTAAGTGATCCCCCCTAATAAAATATAAAACCTTGTCTTCTGGATACTTAATATTGCTTGCCATTATGAAGGCTCCTCTATTGCAGACTCAGACGTGTTGTCAAACATCAAAGGCTCTCCATCTAATACTCTAGGAATCCTTATGTAGTCACCGTCATTGTCCATTACATCTACCCTGTAAACTTTGTTGATACCCATTGCATTACTACTGGAGTCTGTTGCGCTATCTGACAAATCATAAAATGTTTGATCGGCTACAATGTTTATTTTAGCAGACATGGACTTCTGCGAGTATTGACCAAGCTCATTCAATGCATCATTTATCAAAGACATGATATATGTTTCAGGTGCATTAGGAAAAACTTGTCTAACCCTGCTGATAATTTGTTTTACTGTTAATGATTGTATAGCCATTACATTAATGCCTGTATTCCTTTATCGTAGTCATTTTTTAATTGAGTAAGCACAGGAACATACAATTCAATATCTTCCTCGCTTGTAAAAGCCGATTCTATTGCTTTTATACAAGCATATATTACAACTAAATACTCAGCATCGTCTGGAAATTTTGCAATAGCCTGATCACCAAACGCAACTGCGGGATAGCTCAATGTGTGTACATGGGCATTTTGAGCATTGGTAGGCTCTGGCACAACACTTAATATATTATTGATTATGTAGTATGCTGGGTCTGTGGTAGTAGCCGCCATCATATCGTCAGCATCTCTGATTCTTCCATTTAATTCCGCCCTTACTATTCTACATGGCTGATTAATAGTACCATCGTCTCTAGTTACACTAAATACCTCTGAACCAAGAACCGTAAAGTTTGGACTACTACTATTCAAATCGTTTGAAGTTGTAAATAGAGACTGTTTAGATCTAGGCAGTATGTTTAAAATTTCTTTAGCTCCGTCTGTCAGATATTGCGTAAGTTGTGATTGAGTTGGTATAGTACCACTGCTTTCTATCGCTATGTTTGTTATGGATTCGACCTGTGCTTCAAATGTTGCCATATATTATTTCTTCTTTCTTCTAGTCGCTGTTTTCTTTTTAGCTGTTTTCTTTTTACCACCACGAATTAAATCTGCATCTGCTTTTCTAGCACCACCTTTGCCAGTAGCAAAACTTCTTACCCTGCCAGCGGCCCATTGATGCGCACTGACTCCGGGCCTAGAACCACTAGAGTAGTATGCACCCAAGCCCCTAGAGTAAACCTTAGATAGCGTACCCTTAGATATCCCAGAACTTTTGGAATATTTAGCAAGCACTGCGGCTTTACTACCGCCTGCTTTTCTTTTTGGCTTTGCTTTTCTTTTTACTACTTTTTTTCTTGCCACTTTTACTCCTCTGCTTAGAGATCATATCCATCATTGCAGGTGTCAATGCACCCTCTCTATACATCTTTCTAGTTCTTAGTATTTCGTCCTGTGTTTTCTTTTTATTTTTAGAACCTCTTACATACTTCTTCGGTACACCCCGTTTTGTCTTTGGGACTTTTTTAAATTTTCTAGCCACTACTTCTTAATCTTTTTTATCTTTCCGTTTTTTGTCCTAGCAAATTTATGGGTTTTAGTTTCCCTTATCAATGTTCCGTAGTGCTTTTTACCACCCCACATCCAACTAACCTTCTTAGCCATTACTTCTTTTTAGATTTAGAATGTGTCATTTGAACTTTAAAACTAGCCATCATGCTTGCACCTTTGTGTGGTTTATATCCACCCTTGGGATTTTTCATTAATTTGTAGCCAGCACCAGACTTCATCCAGTGATAACCTTGCGGTGCTTTTACTTTTTTATTCATAATATCCTACCATTTTACTTTATTAGCCCACCATGCCGCAGACATCTTACCCCTTGCGATATTTTTTGCATGACGTGCTTTAAATGATTTACGCTTTGCTTTCATCTTAGCAGACTCACCTTTTTTTGGCTTACCTGCTGTTCCAGACAAAGTTCCAACTCTTTTTCCCTGCTGTCCAAACCGTATCGTTTTTATCTTACTGCCTTCTTTCGCAACCACAATATGTGATTTTGTAGGGTGGTTCGGAGTCCTTTTTGGCTTGTTATACCCACTAACACCTGCCCTTGTAAGCCTTGAATCTTTCTTGCTTCCTTTCTTTTTAGCTGGCATAACCTAAATTTTTCCTCATGCTTTTTACATTGTCACTCATACTTTGAGTAGAAAACTCGACATCTGTTCTCTTTCCTAAGTCAGAAGTCATCCACATATTTGTAGTAAACCTACTTTCAGATGCTTGTTTACCGCAAGACTTGCAGTAGAACCAGCCTTCTTCATTGCTTTTGTTACAATGCATACATTTCTTCATAATCAATCCTTTTAGGTTTTGAGGGCCGCCTTTTTTTGACAGCCCTCACAGTACCTACTACTGTTATCCTTATGTATTCGGATTAAGATATGGTTATATGAGCGACATCGTGAGCTTGTGCTGTGGCATAGTAATAAGTACCATCACAAACCAACTCAACCTGATCTCCTAACTGTGCACCGCTGATGAAAACAATCTCATCAACAGCAGACTCAGCACTGCTACCAGCACCACCGTCAGCACCAACTGTTGTTCCAACAATGGTATCTTCTGATGTATTGTTAGCAATAGTAACTGCATTAGAAGCAACTTCAGATAGGATGAACTTAGCGTTCCATCCAGCACCGGCTGTTGCCGCTAATGGTAACGTAATCTCATAAGCAGAATCTTGCTGAACCATAAAAACCTTACCGGAATCTAAAGCAGTTAAGGTTTTAGCCGCATTAACAGTTTCTACTTTTAGTTTAAGATCAGCTTTACCGCTATTATTATTTAGATAATCAGCTCTCATCTTACACCCCTTCTAGGTTGAACAATGCGTGTGATTCAGGAAGAGTAATCTCTAAACCAGCTTCGGTCAAGATCATATCTTTTCTTAAATCCTCATCAGCCGCCTGTACATTAGTCATAACTTGAGTGTCACGATTGATACCGTTACCAATTAATGGACGATAAGCAAGCTGTGTCATATCAGCCATGAGCATAAACCCAGATGCGATTCCTCTAAACAGTGGCTCTTTGACAAGGTTCAACTTTCCGTGAATAGTATCAATTACCATTACAGAATGTCCAAAAGCACCTTCTCTTGAGTCAAAATTTAGTCTGAAAGGCATGTTGTTTGAAGATCCGATAGATGCATCAAGAAACGCACCATCACCTAACTTATTAAAGAATGTAATGACTGGCAAACTACATAGTACTAGCTTCTCTGCCATTCCACCTCTAGCTGGATCAAAAATAACTTCAAGATCACTTAATAGTCTATCGTATGTTAATTCAGCTTGTGCAACACTACGATGATATGCATTTCCAGAAGAATAGGAAAATGCAGAATCGTCTGTTACTGGTGACACGTTCTTTACAATGTGGCCGACTAGACCTTCTGTGTACTGGATACCACCTACACGAGCTTTTTGACCGAAGAGCATAGCTCTTTCAATGTCAATTTTATGCTCACGCAGTTTAGTAGCCCAGATACGATTCCACTCTTCAGCATACCCACGATAGCGAGTTGCATAAGCAGTGTTGGTCATTTCTGCCGCTGTTTTAAAAATCTGGGTGTACCCAAAGTCATCTTCTAATTCAGAAGAGAATACATCGGGGGAACCAGAACCTTCTTCATAGGAGGTACCTATGATTTGAGCTACGTCATTATCAGCTAAAACATTACTTCCGCTGACAGCAGACACATCAATTATTTTACCAGTAAATGATGAATCAGCACTTGCATGACTTACTCCTGATTCTACTCTAACTAATGCCTGACCGTATCCTGAAGTTGAATCAACTGTACCAACAGCCAAAACCATTCCTTTTACTAAGTAGTCAACAGTAGCACCGCCAGCAGTGTCAACAGTAAATGAATACGAAGAACCTGCGGAAACAGCGGAACCACCATTTACATTACCTTTAAGAAGCAAAGAACGATCTGTAAAGCTAATACGGTTACGGTTTTCCAAATAACGGAACACTGGGTCATCGGTAGGTGCTTTAGCAACCTGATTTAGATAGACGAAAAATGGAGACTCTTCAGGAGTCAACTCGGCAACCCTGTCGCCGAAATTAAATATTCGTCTTCTATCCGGTCTTTGACCTACACTAGCATCAGAGGTAGTAGCAGTAATATCACTGGATTTTAATACTCCAGAATTGTATGATATTGCCATTTTGTTACCTTTGTGTTATGTGGTTATTGTTAATTACGGTAATCTTCCAGAACCACCAGTTGCTATGATCGAATCAAACATATTGTCTGCATCATTCTTTTTAGGCATTGGTGGCTCCCCTTGGAGAACTCCTGCTGTGCGAGGAGCCTGCTGTGCCGCAGTTACCGCTTCCATTGTATCATTATTAGCAACGGATTTACCGCTCTGCATCTGCCAAAGCTTGACTAGATTATTTAAACCTACTCTCTCTTTAGGCTGTGTTGTGAACTGCAAGAACTCTTGAATATCACCATCTGACATTTTATAAGTTCCTCTCAGTTCATTCACAGTATTTTGCATTTGCATTTCAGCCTGTATCTGTTGCTGTTGTTGGGATAACGCAGATTGCAATCTCTGTTGTACCAGATTCTCTATCTTATTATTAACGTACCGCCCTGATTCAGAGTTTTCATCTGTAAACGCATCCCAAGGATTGAAATCATCCTTACCTACTGTCTGCTCTGGTTGCTCTTGTGTTCTGTTTCCGGCTATACCATCCTCAAGAACCTGAACTAAATCAGGTCTCTGTTCTAGTAGCTGTAGTATCTGAGCACCTTGTTGCAATCTGGCATTTTCGGCCTGTGACCGATCATACATAGACTGAAACTTTTTAGCCTCAGCTTCATAATCTACAGCAGGAACTTCTTCCTGTACTGGTTCTTGAGCTTCAGCGACAAGCTGTGGGCCTGCCTGCTGACTAATGATATCCTCTTCAAAATTGCTATCAGCAACGGGCTGTTCGGCAGGGATATTCACTTCCTGTTGTTCTAGTGTTGACATAGTTTCTCCTTAGATGTCTTTAGGCTTCTGGAGTAGAACTGACTTTTCTCTGTACATCTTTGAGATTGCTAGCCAATTTCTCCACCTCAAGCTTCACCTCGTTTTCTAGTTTTCCACGTTGTACCCTTCTATCAGCCTTAGACTCGGAATTGATCTCGCTCAAACGTGATTTGAACTTCTCAACTTCGACTCTCTTTCTATCGCTGACAGATTCTCTTTGGGCTGTCTGCAAGTCGCCTTGCAAATTCTTTATCTGAGCTTCCATTGACTGTATCTGCTGTTGCATCAACTGCTTCTCTTCTGTCCTTCTCATAATACCTTCCTTGTCAAATAGCTCAGGATTCTTCTTCAATACTTCATAACGGTCTACAATGCCCATCTGGAACGCTTCTAGATATACAGCTAGTTCTGCATACTTGCTGGACGGCATTGTTGAACCCGGTTCAATTCTTACATCGTGCTGGTCTAGCATGTGCCTTTCTTTCTTCAGGTCTAAGATCGCCTGAGATACATCTGTATAGAAATTTGCCATAACCTCTGTGATATTATTATTTGGCTGTGCTAGTCTAAAGATCTTTTTGTAGGTATAGTGACCTTTTGACAGGTTGTACAAAACCTTACCCAACTTGTTAATACTAAACTCTATATCTCGAAGTTTAGACTTTGGTCTTTCGCTACCTAACGCTATCATTCTTTCTGTAGCTCTCATGGTCTCTGGAGCTTTTTCCGCAAATCCATGCATCATTTCCGGTAGTCCAAATATAAAATCTATATAAAACTCTGACTGCTGTATCAACCTATAGAACTCACCAGCAAGCGGTTGAGGAGCAGGGTAGTGCGGTTCGCCTTGGGATGAATCTACTTCAATGACTGCATTAGGGTTGGCCCAGTCTTTTTCAAGTTGATCTATATCGTCCACACTACCCAAAGGTACTAAAAGCTTTAATCCTGCTGATGCCTGTGCATGAGATAGCGCCAAAGACCATAACTTATTTAGAAGTCTTTGCATTGGCCTAGCCCTAGATACATCAGACTTTGGATATGGAGTACCAGTCCAAATGTTTGGAAGTGGTATGATCGGATACTCATCTGTATTTAAAATCTGTTCATACAGCACAACTTCGCCCATTGATGCACATACCTTTACCCTAGTCTGTAACACCTCTATGGATGTAAATGCACCAATCTCAAATGCTTCTGTGTTTTCCTGATAAAATTTGGCGTACTCTTCTTGAGACAGAATATCTTCATCCTGTGTCTGCATATCAATGACCCTGTAGTAAGGAACCTTGACCTTATAAAATCTTTCTAATACCTGATATTTTTTTACCTGATAATAATCTTTATCCTTTACGTCTGCTGGTGTAAACACCACCATTGAATTTTTATTTTGTGATGCTGGGTAATCTTCTTCATCATAAGTAAACCCAGAGATATCATTTATGAGTCCCGGTATGGTTTCTCCAGTAAGCGGGTCTTGCTTATCTGCCAATTCAGGGTAGAGGTTGACGGCTTGTTCTCCCGTTAGGATGGTGGAAAGGATAAGACCATCCGAATCGCTAAACCAGCGATCTCTAGAGCTGGGAGATGCGTATACTCTAAACGGGTCAACATAAGTGAACTTAACGTCACCTCTACCGAAATCTGATTCTGAGTCAATGTAAGCATACAGATACCCCATGCCGGTAGTAGCATAATCCTGTATTGCCTGTTTCATCTGCCAGTCACCATCTGAGTTTTGCCACACATAACCCATGACCGTTCTCCACAATGTAGCAACCTGTACATCGGAATCTTCTCTAGGGGTTATCGTAAATGCTGGTGGTCTGGATGTTAATACTGCTTTAAACTTTTCAATAGCGGCAGAGATCCTGTCCATTGGTATGTCTGCCTGATTTCTCTGAGACAACTCATCAGATTCATCTTGACTAAAATGATTCCCAAGATAAAAGTCAATATCCTTACGAGCCTCTGTGTCCCAGTCAGACCTTGAATCACGCCATTGGCGATATAGCTCTTCGTTATAGGAAGCTCTAGGGTCTTGATCCATTTTGCATTGTTCGCATTTTAAAATACTCCAACATATCTCTCAATCTTGAGGAGTCTGCCGCAGAAGGAATTTGTGGCATGAGGCCGGGCGATTCTACTTTTTCCCCTTTTAAAATACCCTCTAACTTTAAAAGCTGTAAAGCCTTCCTAGCTTTATTGGCGGTGTCCTGATCAATGCTGTCTCGTAAAGCACCAGCCTGTTGCCTGACCACACCAAGTGTACTACCTTGATACACTTCCGGGTTTGCCATTCTATAATCTATTTGCAATGGGTCGTCAGCAGTAGGTTCTGGCATTTGATTTACGGGGCCACCATTTTGGTAATTAACCATACCGCCTTGTTGCATGCCCATAGATTTCTTAAACTTCATAAATCTATCAAACTCTTCCTCGCTCTTTATGTTTAAAGCCTTCATTCGCTCTAGCTTCTCCGCTCTTGAGGGCCCCGAAGGCTCCGCAGTTGGCTTTGGGGTACGCAATGACCTATCATATTCCATTTGCTCAAACGGGTTCATCTCTAGGTAACCGGCCTTAACTTTTTCTATTGCACCTAAATAGTCATCCGAAGCTATATCTGTAGAAAGGTCGAGGTAATCATCTCTAAAGTCTTTTAATAACCCGCTTGTTATTAACGCTTTCTCTGTCTCAAACTCAGATGCCTTATCAGGCATATTACCACTTCTTCGATACTCTATGGTTTTCTCTTGAGAGGGTATACTAATGTCTATCCCCATATCTTTAGAACCCTCAAGCCCGTACAGCGTATCAAAAGATGCTTCTTCCAATGGGAAATTATACATGTCAGCAAGCCCCTCCCTTGTCATCATACCTTCTTTTCCAAATCTTAAATCTCCGCTTTGGGTTCTAGGCCCTTCTCCTGCATACAATTCTTGTAAGTTTAATAGCTGACCAAGGCCCTTTAAAACACCCCCACCATTTTGATAGCCGTACATTTTTTCTTCTACCATACCACCTTCTTGCATATAACCCATCTTGTTCCTAACTGCCTCTGGTAGTTTACCTAGACCGGGATTGCCCTGAGGGACTGGTTTTAAATTGTTTTTTACTTTACCGCCATGACCATACTGATCCATGACCATACCACCGCCACGATAAGCATCTACCATGCCTCCAGTTCCCATTGGTTTTGGCCCGGCTTGAACCATGCCACCACCATACATTCCTTTCATATTTTCAATCGTAGCTCTTGCTATGAGGTTGTCTATATTTGAGTGACCGCCTTTTTCTGGCATATTGTTTATCATGTTTAGCATGGGTACTCCTATCATGTCTACTGCCTCTTTACGAATCACAAACTCTCCGGGGGTTAGTATTGCTTTTACTGTATCTGTAGTTCCGGGCATTATTCTTTTATTTCAAAGTGTGGAAAATCATCAAATCTGTTATCTTTTACTTCCCATCTCCCTTTCTCTTCATACATATCCCAATTACCGCCCCATCTTATTTTAATGCCCATGCTACGAGCAATGCCAATAACGAACCCGGCAAAGAGGGTCTGCCTCTCCCTGTCCTCCCAATCCACAGGATAAGGGGTAACGTCAACGGCTTTAGAAGGGTTAGAATTATGCCGGCCATTAGGATACTTGACCTTAGTACGCTTTTCATCATATAGTTTATTTTGCCTTTCCTTATTTCTATATCCTTCCAAAATAGAGCAATCCACATGTTTGATCACTTCATTAAACACGTCCTGCAACCGCTTATCGCATGTTGCGAGTCTTTCCTTTGATCTTCTTGAATATCTTGGCATGAATATTTTACTAGGCTATGTTAACTATAAAATAATAAATATTGCAATATATTTAAACCCGTGCACCCGTCATCCAGCTATAGGTCTTTTTTACCATCCGTTTGGTTGGCGTTTCCTGCTCGCTTAACAGACTTTCTCTTTTGGTTCTGGAGCTTTTCGGTGGTTTCGCAAAGTAGTCAGCATAGTACAAGGCATCCATCACATCATCGTTTCTAGGCTTCGGGTGTTCAAAGAACTCATCTACCAGTTCTGTCATTTCTCTTTGTAGATACAGCTTCTTAGAATTGACAATAGGGCCAAGACTGGTCTCCAACCTATCTTCCTTTTTGATTCTAGCTGGAGGCTTAACGCCTTTAAATATGCCGGGAAGAAGTCTTTTCTCTTTTGCGGAAAGCCGTGTAACCATATCCCGAACCATCTCCTGTGCCGCAACTGTTTCGATCGTGACACGGCGTACTGGTGCATATTTGTTCGCAAGCTTGATAATCTCTTTGGGAACATCGAATGTTGGTATACGCTCACGAAAATATTCCAGTACATATCTATTGTTGCTGGAATCAATGCCCATGACCAGTATGACCTGATAGTCAGAAGTCTCTGAGGCAGTTGCCGCAAGGTCAACACCAATGTAGATATTGATCGGGATAGCATCATCACCGTCTATAAGGTAGTTAAATTTATTCTTACATTCAACCCTTCCGTTGTAATACTGTATCCTGTCTATTTTAAATGATGCACTGGATACATCCCTAGCATCATTCATATACTCCTGAGCAAACTTATTAACCAGTCCAGCTTCGATAAACTCACGCTTCTTTGCCTCTAGCTTTTCTTTTGAGAACTGAGATGACCATAATGGTTTACCATCTTCAATAGCCCTGTAGAAGTTTACATCCCAAGGATAATCCCTTTTGTCCTCTTGGGCTTTTTTCCAGCCATCGTACGTCATTTGTAGGTAGGAGTCATAGTGCACAATAGTGCCAGATAGCCATATCCAGCCCTCATTGCCCGGTGTTTCCTCTAAGGCTGGGTATACTGTAGATACTATCCATTTCTTAATGTCAGCACGCCTTTCTGGTGTTTTGGTGTTTAACTCTGATTCAAAGTCATCCAGTACAATGCCAGTATAACGCACATCTACCTCTGCCCTACCCCTAAGTCTCTGTGATGTACCTTTGGATATAACCCTGTCACCCTTTGGCGTTACCAGATCTTTTTCTGTCCAGCGTTTGCCTACACTACCACCATCCATGTTTCCAAAGTAGTAACGTATCATTTTATTGTTTTCAAAGTGTGATCTAATGTATTTCAAGTGGTCAATGGCCTGTGACTGTTCTTCTGATACCCATGCAATGAAGTGTTGCTGGTCATCAGCGGCAAAGCATAGCTTGTGCATGATAGCCGCTTTTGCTACTACTGATTTACCGTGACCTCTAGGGATAATGTTACAGATACGAGCACCGGGTGCTGTATCTATCATCTTCTTTCCCATTTCGTAGTGGAAGGGTGCTGATTCAGACTTCTTCAGGAAGTCATTAGGTAGAAATGCTCTACCAAAGTAGATAAGGTTGCTATACGCCTTTGCTAACACCTCATCTCTTTTCTCCATCTCTGATGGTGGTGGAGTAATGTTAAAAGAACTCATATTTTTTTATTGCAACCTAGAGAATGGATCAAATCTATATGTTGGTGTATTTAATAATTGCTCAGTAGCCTGTATATAATCCTGCGTATTTACTCCTTGCTCTCTCAGGTATTGAGACAAAGACTTTCCTCTACCTAATCTAGCCCTGCGAATATTGTTTAGTGTTCTTTGTAAACTTTCTTTGGCCTCAAAGCTTTTTATTATTGGTGTTCTTGACTTTGATAATTCAATTAGCGTTTTATACCTATCCACGTCCTCTAAGGGGAGCCTAGCTAAATCTATAAGCCTAATGTTTTCAGTAGGTATATAGCCCCTTACTCGCTCTTCAAATTCAAATCTTGGATTCATTTTTTTGTATTGAGTGTGGAGATACGGCAATACCTTTCTATACTTTGCTTCTGCAAAAGGCTGAATCTTCATACCTTGTTTTACCAACTGCCCTCTATCCATAATAAGACCAATGTCTGAACCTATATGAGCATGGGGCCTAGATAGGAACATAGGGTCTCTAGTAACAGAAACCGCTGGAGAGCCCGGTTGAAACATGTCTTTATAATATTGAAGTTCGTCAGGACTGGATAAAGTTTTTTCCTCAAGTTCTCTTATCCTTTTTTTCATTCCACTTTTACTGTCTCTTTTAAATGGCTTACCCGGAAATGCTTGATCTCTACCTCGTATCGTTCCTGATTTCAATATTTCAGTAGCTCCACTACCAGTTGTATAGTGAGTTACAGGATTTCTTAAACCAGTTCTTTCTAATAGTTTTTTACCTACGCTACCAAGGCTTTTTAATGTAAGCAATGGCCCCATTGCAATATTCTCTACTACAGGATCAACGCCACCTATATAAGCAGGGGACTTATCTGCATACATAAAACCAGTCTGGTCTAACTTGTCCTGTTCTGCTTTCAATATCAGATTATCAATGTTGTTATGAACATTGGTTGATGCGGCTTGTGCCATTTGTAATAGATTGTTAGCCATCCGTTAGTTCTTTTTGTTTTTCTGGTAATATACCTTGCTCAAATGCCTGTAGCTTCTCTCTAGTAAAGCCAGAGAACTCCTGTATCAGTGCTACAGAATCTACTTTCTTTTCTGTAGACAGCAAACCAGATATTTTCATCAGGGTTTCTATCGCTCTAAGCTTGTCATTGTCTCTAACGTCTATCTTATCAATAACATCTTTAGTTGTTTCCAGTAAGTATCGTTTTGTAATACCCACTTCTGACATTAGGTTCTCTATTTCTTTATCCACTGCCTGCCTCACTGTTTTGTTTTTAAGTAGTAGTGTTGACCTTCTCTCTGCATGATCTAAACTGGTTGTCTTGGGAAATGCTTTTTGGTATGCCTCTACAGGATCCATACCATGTGCTACATACTTTGCAAAACTTTTCTTTGCATCTGTCAGGTAGCCACCAGTTTTAACTTGATACTCTGTTTTCTTTGTAAATCTATATATCTCATCCCTCACTGTACCTGCAAAAGAACCCTTACTTCTATGATTGAACATGCCAATAATTGTTCTTATATAGTCATTGTCCCTTTTCTTTTTGTCTACAAAGCAACCTTTCTTTAGTATCTGGACTATCTTTCCATCGTCCGATAGACACCAGTCCCCTTCTTCTGCCTGTTTCCATTCGGTGATCAATGGAGTATCAGGATGTGCCTTACGAAACTCTTCTTCTGATTCGTAGGCATAGTGTTTGACTCCCTTTATAGTGCGAGTCAGTGCCAAGTCAGTTTGGCTCCTGCTCGTCAATCATGTTCAGGTCTAGTATTTCTAACTCTGGCATATTCTTCATGCGGTACAACAATTCGGATAGGAGTCCTATCTGTCTTGAGCCGGGGTCTATGATATCCATTATCTTTAGTTCTTTTGATATCTCACGGCAACGCTCTAGGTTCTCATAGACATTGCCAATGTCATAATCACCACTCAAGGCTTTTTGATACAAGGTTTTGTAGATATCCATGTTTTAATTTAATAAAACTTGACAACAATGTTTTATATAATATATATTTAATTAAGTTTGTTTGTTTTGTGTGGGTTTTTTATAATAGTACTATAGTATATATAGTAAGTAGTATATATAGTAAGTAGTATGTATTATATATATATTATATATATATAGTAATATAGTATATATAGTAAGTAGTAAGTAGTATATATAGTACCCGCTCCATATTTTATAGTACCCGCTCGGTAAAATTTCCAAAAAATTCTAAAAAATTATATTAGTATGTGTGTTTCTCTTTTATTTGACGTACGTACCCCCCACATGCGTTTCGCCGTTGGAAAAATTGTGTTGAAAAACTCGATCGCGAACTACTCCTTATAATTTGTGCGTATACGTGCAATCTATCATTATTATGGAACCTGATCAGGATACATACATATATAGGGTATACAGTTTTTTGACAATTTGCACAATAGGACACTGATCGTGAAATATCTGGTCAATGCGTGAGATGCCAGAATCAGTGACCGCCTCATAATGACCAATGTACTATGGGGTAATGACACAACTAAATTTCTTAATCAAAAACAAACGGAGAATAACATGCAACATAATAATGCATTAGAAGTAGTACCTAACTGGAGTCTAGAAACAAGTAACTTGGAGAATGAGCCGGTCAAACCAGTGATTGAAAATCTTGGTGGAGACTGGGATCCATTCATGGAAGTTCATAAAGAACCTGTATATTTTGATGACAGGACACAAAATCCAACAGTTTATGGAATCAGGTTAGGCTCTCAGGATAAAGTACTTGCTGGTAATGTTTCAGCAGATTATTTACTGGTCAATAACAAGGATCTAGTGGATATCTGTGTTAATGAAGTATTAAATCCATCAGGCATATCTTTTGAACATCACAAAAGATTCTTCAATAACAAGGGTCAATTCAGGGATATATACTATGCTGACAGTACAATAGAAGCTATAGTACCTGAAGTTGGTGATGTTTTGAGACTGGTTGCTGAGATTCAAAATTCCTATAATGGTTCTACTAGAGCCGGGATTAGATTCTATTTTGAAAGATACATCTGTAAGAATGGTATGACATCAAATGTCTTTGGATTTGGTCATACATTCAAACATTCATTAGGTAATATTGATTGGCAAGATCAAATCATACAAGCTACTTCAATTTTGAGAAATCAATCTGAATACAAAATTGAACAGTTTGCTCAGGCTTGTGGTAAGTTACAGAAATCAATAAGCAATACAGAAATCAAGCATATTAGAGAACAGTATCTATCTAAGCTACCGACCCAACAGTTTGGTCAGCTTATGGATAAATATCTTGAAGATGGTGATTTCACAGCTTGGGGATTGATGAATGCCGGAACTAATGTTCTATGGCATGCCAACAAGCTAACCAATGCTAATTTCAGCAATAATACCATAGTAGTTGATGGGCTTTTGAAGTATGGTAAAGATACAGAAGAAACGCCCTTTGTAGACCCTAACCAGACTGATATGTTCCAGTCATAACACAAAACAGAGATAAGGCCCCGAAAGGGGCCTGATTCTCTATTTTTTTTATTTTTTGTAATTTTTTTTTATTTTAAAAATTTTTTTATATATAATAATATAACTACTTAACGAGGGTAACTCATTAAATATAACTACTTTACGGAGGTAACTCATTTTTTATAACTGCTTTACGAGGGTGTCTCATTCTTTTACTCTGTATACGTGGTCAATTCTACAATAAAACGGGGATATGGTGCTGATATGTGCCTATGTAATAAGGTGTATTTGTGTAAATAAATATCTCCTTATATTTTTATTATATTATATAGTTTGAAATAATACCACAACCCCCGTACACAACCCCCCAAAAAAAGTTTATATTTTTTTATTTATTTTGGAACCTTTTTTAATGGTTGGCGTATAGTATACATAAACAAAAAAAGGATGTGTAAAATGGATTTAAACAAATTTTTTGATAAACTAATTGAATATGGAATAGCAACAGAAGAAGAAATAAAACTTGTAACTAATATCAACGGATGGAACGTAGAGTCTTTTAATGATATTCTTTATTCTAGGACGGGTTTTAGAACTTTAGATCAATATGAATTTGTAGAATAGATAAAATAGTATCGGGTGAATGGTTTTCGGGGTGGTTCGATTCCACCCACACCCACAAAAAAGATTGGAACAGAACCAATTAAAAGACATTTAACAAGAAACAAACGGAGAAAAAAACAATGCGTAAAATAATAATAAGTGCTATTTGTAATTTAAAAAATCTTTCTATCCCTTTCGGATCTGAAAGAATAGAATTAAGAAATGATTTAGAGAAACTTTCTGACAAGTCTTTATTTATAATTTATGAATCATTAACGAGTAAGTAATAAGGAAGAAACAAATGGCACAACAAGACAAAGTGGGAACACACGCAACAAAAGTATTTACAGAAAACGGAGTCACTTTTGTAAAGTATCACAATACTAAAGTCGTTTCATTTACAGAAAACACCATTTTTTTAAATAATGGTGGGTTTTTGACAAACACAACTAAAACAAGAATGAACCAAGCATCAAATCAATTTGATCTAGGCTTTAGAGTTTATCAAAAGAATTTTAAGTGGTTCGTAGAACATAACGGAAAATCATACGAATTTATAGAAAATAGTAAAACCTTGAATCGTAACTAATTTACAGAAATTAAAGGGGGTGTGTAATGCATCCCCTTTGGGAGAAATTATGACACATACAGAAATACAAGAGGTACACAGAAAACTAACACTTTCTGTAAAAAGGGATGACTCTGGAAAGGTAATGCCTACACAATTTTCTGAGAGAGAGACGAATTTTATGATATTCCACATGATGCACAAAATGAGAGAAGACAACAGAAAAAGATTTGCGGGTAGAATGATACAAAAGAATTGGAACAAGATGAGCAAGAAAGAAAAAAAAATTGGAACTTTAAATAATTAATGTAGTTATATAGGTAAACAAAGGAGTAAACAATGAGTAAAGATAGACAAAGCCTAGTAAAAGGCGTAATGTATTTAATAAGGGATGTGTTCTTTTATAAGGAACTTGCAGAGATAAAGCTGTTCATAGAAGAAGTAATGGAAGAGAAAAGAGAGGGAGGATATGTAAATGTGCAGTAAACAAAGAAGAGATGAAGCAGTACAATACAATGGATGGTCTAACTTTGAGACATGGAACTTTAATTTGTGGATCACAAACGAGGAATCAGATTATGAGTACGCCTTAGAACTTGCGGAAGATTCTGAAAACAAATACGGACTCAGTAAAAAGCTAGAAGAGTGGGCAGAAGATATGGCTAGTGATGCATTGACATCATACGAATACACACATGGCTTTATAAAAGACATGGTGAATAGTTCTATAAAAGAGGTCAATTTCTATGAGGTGGC